TTTAAAGATTTTATACCTAAATTTATTTCTCCTACCAAATGGAAAGAGGGTGCTTATTCTCAAAAAAGAAATTTACCTACTTTTCATAACCCAGAAGGTTTAGCAGAAAATATAACTGAAGGTGCGGCACGATTTATTACAGGATTTATAGGACCATCTAAAATATTAAAAGGTATAGGTCTAGGTGGTACTATAGTTAAAGTAGGACTAAGAGGTATGACCGCTGGAGCAGTTGCTGATCTTACTGTTTTTGATCCGACTGAGGGTAGACTTGCAGATATGTTAGTTGAATTTGATTCTCCTGTTTTAAATAATGCTGTTACTCAATATCTTGCAACTGACAAGGATGATACGGAGATGGAAGGTAGATTAAAAAATGTACTTGAAGGTATGATTATTGGTGGACCACTTGAAATATTGTTTGGTATCAAAGCATTTAAAAAAGCTAAACAAACTCGAAACTTAAAAGAAAAAGAACAGATATATAAAGAAACTGGTGAAGCTATTAATGATTTAAAAAAATCTAAAACAGAAAAAATATCACCAACAGAAATAGATTTACCAATACCTAAAAATTTAAAAATTGGAACTAAAATAAAAATTTTTGATAATGGTAATAAAATAGAAGTAGAAATTTTAAAAATAAGTGAATCTGGTTCTTTAAAAGTTAAAAAAGTTGATGGTTCAGAATTAATTGTAGGAAAATCTTTTTTTGAAAATCCTAGAAATCCAAATTATAAAATTAGAACTGCTGGAATAGGTTATCAAGGAAAAAAAATAAATCAATTAAATAAAAATGAATTAAAAAATATTCAAAAAAAATTAAAAGAAAGAATTTCTAACATAGAAAAATCTAAACAAACAAACCAAGCAATTTACAAAGATAGTTTAAATGATTTAATTTCTATTGATAATGCTTTAAATGTAGTTAAAAAAATAACAAAAAAATCAAAAAAAGTATTAACTAACATTGTAGACAACAACAAAGCTATTAACACTAAAGAATATATTAAAAATATTAACATTGGTGAAAAAAATGCTAAAAAAGAAACAGAATCTTTTATTAAAAAAATATTAAATACTAAATCATTTTTAAATTCTGCTGAAGTTTTAAAAACAATAGATGATGTATCTGAAAGATTTGATGATGTAACAAAAGATTATTTAGAAAATGATGTATTAAAAAATCAAACAGCAGAAGAATTAGCAACATTATTATCAGGAAATAAAGAAGAAGTTTTAAGAGCATTACCTAAAGAAGCTGCTACTGCAAAAAATGCTACAGTTAGAATGTTAGCATCTAAACAAGTATTACAAGAACTTGCATTTACTTTAAAAGAAACAGCAGAACAATATGTAAATAAATTTGGTAAAGATACTAAGGCTTGGACTAAACAAGCAAAAGAAGAAGTAGCTTTACAAAGTGAGATAGTTAGAAAAACAGTAGTTGCTCTTAAAGAACAAATAAGAGGTGCTGCTAGAACTACTCAAGCTGGTAGAATTAAAGTTGCTAAATCAGAAGGTAAGATTTTAGATGTAGAAAAAATGGTGGATATTATTAAAAATTTTAGAGGGGATTCTGTAACAATGGCAAATCTAATTAAAGACGCACCTTTAGAGCAGGTCATTAATTCTGTTGCTAAAACAAAATATCAAAAATCAGTAGAAGTATTTAATTCACTTTATATTAACTCATTGTTGTCTGGTGTATTTACACAAGCACTTAATTTAAAATCTGGTATTTATGAAGCATTTATTAGACCAATAGAACAAATTGGTGGTGGTTTAGTAAGAGCAGATTTAAAAGCAATGAGATTAGGTTTTGCTCAATATCAAGGAATGATGTTAGGTTTTAAAGATACTATGAAAGCTACTTTATTTGCTTTAAAACAAGGTGATGCAATACTCGATCCTCGTGCCAGAACTCAAGATAACTTAGAAATTGTGGGGGGAAAAGCAGTAAGACCTATTAGTGGTTCTAATTTAGGTTTTGATGGTTCAGCGGGTACAGCAATAGATTGGGTTGGTAACACTATAGAATTACCATCAAGATTATTAATGACAGGTGATGAATTATTAAAACAATCAAATTATAGAGGTAGATTGTTTGCTAATGCTATTGATAATACTTTGGAAAGAGGTTTATCGCTTGAATCTAAAGAAGGAAAAGCAAATATTAAAAGAATTTTTGATGAAGGTTTTGATAAAAATGGAATAGCTAATGTTAAAGATAATCCAATTAACGAAGATGCCTTGCAGTACGCAAGAGGATCTACATATACTAACTTTTTAAAAGGTGGTTCTTATTTAGATTTGGGATATAAACTACAAAGTTTTTTATTAAAAACACCAGAGTTAAGATTTATGGCTCCGTTTATAAGAACACCTACTAATCTTTGGAGACATTTTGGTAATCGTATTCCTGGCTTTGGTTTGCTTACAAAACAAAATAGAGACTTATGGAGAAGTGGAGATAGAAGAGCAAGAGCAGAAGTTTTAGGTAGACAAATGATTGGTATGGCTGCAACTATGTATGGTTGGAGTTTAGCAACAGAAGAAGTTACAGACAAGGATGGTAGAAGATACCCAAAATTAACAGGTAATGGACCATCTAATTTTAACATTAAAAAAACTTGGCTATCAATGGGTTGGCAACCTTATTCTATTGCACAAGTTAATAATGATGGAAGTATAACTTACAAACAATATAACAGAATGGACCCAAGATTTTATATCCTTGGAATTATTGCAGACTTAAAAGAAAATTTAATTAATATTAACGATACACAAAAAGAAGATTTCTTCACTTCGGCATTTTTAACAGTTATAAGAAATGCTAGTAATAAACTTTATTTAAGAGGTATATCAGATGCTTTAGAACTTATTGCTAACCCAACTGAAAATCGTATGTCTAAATTTTTTGGTGGAATAATAGGAAATACTATACCTTATGCTTCTTTAAGAAATCAGGGTATTCCAGGAATAATGGAACCTGAAAAAGAAGTATATGAAACAAGGGGATTTTTAGATAGAATTTTAGCAAGAACAGGATTAGGAGATAAATATTTAGAACCTAGAAGAGATATACTAACAGGAAAACCTATAGAAAGAACACCTAGTAGTTTATATTGGAACGCAGATGGTGTAGCGTCATTTTCTTTTTGGTTATTAGGACCAAGTTTAGTAGGTAGAAAAATAGATATTAAAGACAATCCTGTTGCCTATGAAGTTTCTAGACTTAGAATTCCATTAACTGAACCTCAAAAAGTAAAATACGGAACTGTTGATTTAACTACATACAAAAAAAATAATCAATCTGCTTATGATTATATGTTAGAAAGTATAGGTAAAGTTAAAATACAAAATCAAACTTTAACAGAATTTTTACAATCTACATTTAATTCAACTACCTATCAAAATTTACAAGAAGGCAATCAAGAATATGATGGTGGTAAAGAAATATATATAAAAAAAATATTTAAAGGTTTTAAAGATAAGGCTTATTCTAATATGCTTAAAGAATATCCCGAAGTTGTAGAAGCTATAGAAACTGCTGTAAAAACAAAATATGGTTTTCGTAAAAAAATTACTGGAGATAAAGAAGGTAGTGATTTTTCTTTAGAAGGTATTAGTCCAAACAATCCTTTTTATAAAAAAAATAAAAATAATGTTTTATCTGAAGAAAATAAAAAAAGTAGTAAAGGTATTTTATCAATTATTGACGATGGTATAATTTCTCCAGCTATGGCAGGAGATATGGTAACTGATAAAGATAAAGCAGAGTTAAAAAATAATATTGCGGTAAATAATAATATTGACGAAGATTTTTTAGGCAAACTTGAATATGGCAAAGACAAAGGGTTAAAAGGTTTAGTTCCTAACAACAAAGGAATTGTTATAGGAACATCTGGAGTAACTATAGCTATGGGTTATGATTTAGGGAGCAAAACTTTAAAAGAATTAGAAACTATGTTTCCTGAAAATCCAGAAATTGTTAATAAACTAAAACCATATTTAGGATTAAAAGGTAAGGCAGCATTAGATGCTGTTAATAAAATGCCTTTTACAATTACTGTAAATCAAAGAGAAATTATTAATAAATTTGCTACTGAAAAAACACTTAAACAGCTAAAAAGTGAATGGAGTAAAACTACAAAAAATATTGACAATCCACCATTTAAATCTTTTGATGAACTTCCTCAAGAAATAGCAACTGTAATATTTTCTGTTGCTTGGCAACATGGAATGAGTGCTACTAAAAAATTTAATTTTTGGAAACAGGTTACAACTGGTAAATGGGATGATGCAATAAAAAATTTAAGAGATTGGGATAGCACAGGAGAACCTAGTCAAACTCAAGATAGAAGAGATAAAGAAGCTAATCTTTTAGAAGAATGGCTAAATAAAAATAAATAATATGAAAACTACGTTAAAAGAAATGAACAACAAAGAGGTCAAACTTATTATTTAAAACCATAGACAAAAGGTGTATAATTCAATATAGAGAAACATTATGACAGTATCAAGCACAACAGTAAGAAATTCATATTCAGGCAATGGTAGTAACGATACCTTTGTTTATGGATTTAAGATTTTTGCATCATCTGATCA